TCGGGCCGCTCGTGGGCTTCAACTCCCCGCGTCCTGGCGTGGTGCCGTGCGTGAAGTGCGTCTGCGATGCCTGCGCGGCCTACGGTCGAGGCCTGGACGGGGAGCTTCAGCTGGACCGCGGCGGGCTGATTCACGTGGATCAGTCCGGGGTGGCGTGGGGCTGCCCCTGGCGAATTTGGAGCTGGAAGCCATGAGCAAGCACGTGCCGACGCCGACGCACCCGTACAACCCCTATTACGAGTGGCCGATGAAGCCGCTCCCCGGCCGCATGGTGGGTGATGTTCGACTGGTCTCGCCGCCGGAGCTGGACGCCCTGAAGGGTGTGTGGGGCGAGTACAGCTGCACGATGCCCACCGGCCTCTACGTGGGCAAGCGCTGGCTGCGCAACGCCAACGCCTTCCAGCGCACGGCGAAGCCGGAGCCGGAGTGGTGGATCGCGGAGGTCTGGCCGGACGAGAACCCGGAGTACGTGAACATCAAGTGGTGCAAGCTGGGCATCGACCCTGAAGCCGTCGCGCGCATCGAGACCGAGAAGGCCCAGGAGGTCGAAAAGGTGCTCATCGAGCACGCCGACTCCGTGGTTGGAGGGCTGCACGCTTGAGCGACGAATTCGACACGCCGGAGCACGCGGAGAAGCGCCGGCAGTGCCAGGAGCGCGGTCACCAGTGGACGCGCGGCGGCGGAGCGCCGGTCATTGAAGGCGGGCTGATCAGCTGCAAGCGGTGCGGCAAGTTCGTGCGGACCATTGAGGAGGCGATGCAACATGGCAGTCAGCATTGACGTGGTGGTTCTTCGCGAGTCGGACAAAGCGTGGCTCGTGATGGTGCAGGAGTCGCAGGAGGAGATCTGGCTGCCCAAGAGCCAGATCATTGCGGCCAACAGCGACGATCTCGAAGTGTCGGATGACGTGAAGACCGTGTGCATCACGGACTTCATCGCGAAGGAGAAGGGCCTCGCTTGAGGCAGTGCAGTTCAACCAACAGGAGAAGCACATGGGCGTGATGCGTTTGATTGCGTGGAAGGCGGAGGCGGAGGTGATGGGCCGGCTGGTGGAGGTGGAGTTCAGCAAGGTCGGGTTCACGTTGTACGGGCTGAGCGAGACGGAGGCGCACGAAGCGCTGAAGGTGCTGTCCACCGGCACGCTGGTCTCGGTGCGGCCGGGCGAGGCGCCCGCGGTTCCCCCGGCCATCGCGCCGAACGTGGCGGAGCGCCGCAAGGTCTCCGACTACGCGCCGCCGATCATCACGCCGCCGGAGAAGCCCGAGAACAAGGGCAAGGCTGGCAAGAAGGCCGCCGAGACGCCGCCGGCTGACACCAACAAGGCGCTGGAAGAGGCCAAGGTCGGCAAGCCGCCGGAGAAGCCCACCGAAGAGAAGAAAGAGCAGGCGGAGCAGGCGGAGCAGATGTCCAAGGCGACGGACGGCCTGAACGCCGCCACCGCGGAGGAGAAGCCGGAAGCCACCACCGGTGACAAGGCCGTGGCCGCCGCGCAGGGCGGAGCCGCGCCGACCGGCGACGCGCCGCCGAACAACGTGGTGCCCATCAAGAGCGGGCCGCCGGAAGGCACGGTGCCGGACATGACGAAGGCGAAGCAGCTGAAGGACGTGCTGGCGATCCTCAGCGAGCACCACGGCATCAAGGACCCGGACGCCCTCGTGAAGAAGTGCGAGGAGCTGAAGGCCGAAGGCAAGGTTCCGGTGCTCAACCGCATCGTGGACGTGCCCAACCGCGTGAAGCGCACGCTGGAAGCGCTGGCGTCGTAATCGTGGAGACGATCCGCCTCTTCAAAGACGTGCCGAAGCAGGCCGCGGAGCTGGCCTACCCGATGGATATCGACCACGGGTGCCGGCGATGCGCTCTGCACAAGCACAACAACCACACCACGTGCATGAACGCGGACGGGGAGCCCGGGGGTCTGCTGGTGATCTCCGACTGGCCCGGCCAAGCGGAGGACGCTTCCGGGCGTCCCCTGATCGGCGAGACGGGCAAGATCGTCCGTCAGCTGATCGCCGAGATGTGGGACGGGCCGGTGGTCTACGACAACGCGGTGAAGTGCTACCCGCGCTTCGACGATGAGTCGAAGGGGTCGAAAGAGGCGAACGAGAAGGCGGTGTCGGCGTGCCGCGGGTACCTCGCCGGGGTTATCCAGGAGGCGCAACCAGAGCGCATCCTGTGCCTCGGCGGGCGTGCCATTGAAGGGGTGCTGGGGCGCAAGCTCCAGCCGATGAAGACGCGGCAGGGCTACGCATGGCTCTCCACCGGCGTTCCCGTCTTCTACACGTTCAACGCGGTGAACGCGCTGCGCAACCGGCACCTGCGCAAGTTCCTGCGAGAGGACATGGACTTCGCGCTGCGCGGCACACCGAAGTTCGGGCCGATGTGGCACGCCACCGCGCAGGTGGTGGAGACGGAGGCTGACGCGCTGGAGGCGGAGCGCGTGCTGATGCAGGCGGAGTGGTTCTCCCTGGACGCGGAGACCGCAGGTCACCAGCACCAAGCGCACCAGATGCTGTGCTGCGCCCTCTTCCCGGCCTTCAAGGACCACGGCTTCGTGTGGAGCCCGGACGCGATGCGCGCGCCCGGCCCGCGCGCGGTGCTGAAGCGGCTGTTTCAGAGCCGCAAGGGCAAGACCGGCAACAACATCAAGTTCGACTTCACCAGCGCGAAGCTGGACCTTGGTGCGGAGCCGCGCGGGCTGCTCGGCGACAACCGGCTCATGCGCAAGGTGATGATGGCGGACGGCGACGGCTCCCTTGAGGTGATGGCCGAGATGGTGGGCATGGGCGGCCACAAGGGTGAGGCCCAGGCGGCGCTGGAGGTGGCGATTCAGCAGGTGCGGAAGATCGGCAACGACCGCGTTGCCCGGCAGATCAACCTCATCCCGCGGGACACCGGCTTCATGCTGCCGGAGGTGTACGACTCGATCATGCCGAACGAAGAGGAGCCCAAGGCGTTTGCCTACGGCATGCTCCCGCGTGAGGTGCTGCTCCGGTACGTCTGCCGAGACGCGCTGACCAGCCGCATGCTCCACGAGTGGAGCGAAGAGGAGCTGGACCGCGACGCGGAGGGCGTGCAGCGCGCGTGGCACATCATCGTGAAGCCGGCGGCGGAGGCGATCCGCCGCGTGGAGGACTGGGGCATCTACGTAGACCGGAACGCCATCAGCCAGTTCGAGATGTACTTGAAGCAAAAGCAGGAGGAGCTGCTGAACAAGATGGCGCCGTGGGGCCTCACCGACCCAGGCAACCCGCACGCGGTCGGCGCCGTGCTGTTCGACAAGCTCAAGCTCCCCGGCGGCACGAAGACGCCCAAGAGCGGGCAGTGGGCCACCGACGAAGAGACCCTCGGCCGCGTGGCGGAGCGGACGAAGCACGTGCTGCCCAACCTCGTGGTGGACTTCAAGAGCTTCCAAAAGCTCCAGAGCAACTACGCCACCGGCATGCAGCGCTTCATCACGCCGGACAGCCGCATTCACCCGGACCTGATGCTCGACGGCGCCGAGTCCGGTCGCGCCAGCTGCAAGGACCCCAACCTCCAGAACATCCCCCGCGACGGCGACAGCATCGAGGGCAAGATGGCGCGGGACTGCTTCACAGCGTCACCCGGCTGCAAGCTGATCTCCCTGGACTACAGCCAGCTGGAGCTGCGCATCGCGGCTGCGCTCTCCGGCGACGCTGAGATGCGGAAGATCTTCGAGATGGGCGGTGACTTCCACCACCGCACGGCGGAGTTTCTCGCGCCGCTCATCTGGAAGATCCCGCCCGAGAAGTGGGCGGCCATGACGGCGAAGGAGCAGAAGCCCTACCGCTCCGCGGCCAAGGCGTTCAACTTCGGCATCCTGTACGGCATGAGCGACAAGGGCATCGCGGCCCGCGGTGGCACCACCGAGGAAGAGGCGATCAAGATTCGCAACGCGGTGCTCGGGAAGTTCTTCAAGCTGAAGGAGTTCTGCGACAGCTGCCTGCGGTACTCCAAGAACCACGGCCACTGCTGGACGTGGTGGGACGGCAAGCGTGCCCGGCGCCGGCCCCTCTGGGAGATCGGCTCCCCGGACGGTGAGCGCCGCTCCGTTGCTGAGCACAGCAGCTGGAACACGCCCATTCAGGGCACGGGCTCCGACTTCTGTCTGATGAGCTTGACCGCCGCGGTGAACTGGATCCTGGAAGACGCTGTGCCGGCGAAGCTGGTGCTGCCGGTCCACGACTCCCTGTTGCTCGACGTGCGCGAGGACTGCGTGGACGAAGTGGCGTTCCAGGTGCACCGCATCATGACGAGCTGGAACTGCAACGGGGTGCCTGTGCAGGTGGACGTTGAGACCGGGCACAGCTGGGGCAGCATGCAGAAGTACGACGCGGCCAAGCTGGCGGCGTAGGAGAGCACGTGAATGTCCGACGAGAAGGTGATCTGGATCTGCCCGTTGTGCACGAAGACGTTCAGGTCCCTGCCGGACTTCAACGGCCACCTTCAGCACAAGCTGGCGGTGGTGCAGGCGGCCCTCAAGACGCCGGAGCGGTGTGCCCGAGTGGTAAACCTCGAAAGCTGAAGAAGCGGCCGGAGCTGGAGTGGTGGGTGGAGTCATGGAAAGCCGACCTCTACAAGGACGGCTCCGGCGGCTGGGAGCTGGTGGACATTGAGCCCACCAAGAGCGGCGCCTTCAACCTCGCCAAAGAGGTTGCGCGCGAGATGAAATGTCGGACCCGGGTGCTAGAGGTTGCCGGGTTCCAGCTCCAGGTGTTCGACCCGTGACCCCGCCGCTCTGCCCGAAGCACAAGAAGCCGATGACCGAGTGTGACGGCCAGTTCGGTCCCTTCTTCGGCTGCCCGGAGTATCCGCGCTGCGACATGATCGCGAAGCGCCGCCCGGACGGCTCCGCCGGCCCCTTCTCGGACAAGCCGACGCGGGAGTGGCGAAAGCAGGCGCACGAGGTCTTCGACGCGATCTGGAAAGACGGTCGATTCACGCGCTCCGAGGCCTACGCCTGGATGGGCAAGATGATGCGCATGCACAGCAGCAAGGCGCACATCGAATCGTTCGACATCAGCCAGTGCCGGAAGCTCATCGGTCTGGTGAAGATGGGCGTCGGCATTCCGCCGGCCCCTGCACAAGACGGGAGTGGTCATGGCGAACCTCAACGGAATTGATGTGGAGGAGTACCTCGCGAGCGCGGCGCAGGTGGAGCCGGTGGCGCTCCAGGAAGAGTTCGTGCGGTGGAGCGGTGACTACGCCTACTGGAACCAGCGCTTCGCGGACGCTTCCCGGCTGGCGGCGAAGGCCAAGCTGGAGCGGGAGCAGACCCACAGCCGGCTCACGCTGGAGGTGGTGGCCACCGCGGAGGCGAAGATCGAGGCCGCTGCGAACGCCACCCTGGACCCGGCGAAGAAGAAAGACGCCAAGGCTCCCAAGATGCCCACCGTGGGCGAGATCGAGGCGCGGGTCATCACGAACGAGCAGTACAGCACCGCCAAGATGGCCGAGATGGACGCGGCGATCGAGCAGGAGCGGATCTCCGGCGTGCTCCAGATGCTGCGCGGCAAGAAGGACATGCTGATGCAGCTGGGCTTCACGCAGCGCGCCGAGATGGGAGCTGACCCCATGGTCCGCGACCAGCAGCGCGCCTACAACCGCGGTCCCGGCGGGGGCATGTAGAACGCACAACTTGCACAATGTCGGACCCCTCTGTTAGGTGAGGGGTAAGCCACCAGCGGGGTTCTCTGCTGGCGTGAACAGGGCTCCACGACAACGGGCCACCTTAAGACGACGCACGAAAGGCAAGACCATGAGCAACATTCAGAAGTGGGGCAGCTGGGACGAGAAGACGGCGAAGGAGGAGCAGGAGCAGGCGGAGAAGAATTCCGGCGGCGCCCCCTTCTACAAGTTCAAAACGGGCAAGAACGTGCTGCGCTTCTTGCCGCCTCCGGTGGGCAAGGGCAGCCCGCTGAAGCGCGTGATGACGCACAACATCAACC